ATTGCTTCATTTGGATCAATAGTCATTTGTTAGTTTCCATAATAGTAATTTAGCATCATCAACACTTGTAACCACGTGTACCTGACCTTTCCAGAGCTTGTGCCAATTAACTTGATCTGGAGTAAGTACCTTTTTATCACCGTCCTTGATTTCAAGCAACAAGTTTTTGCCTTTAAAGCCGACAACAATATCAGGACAACCCTTACCTACAGCGTGAAGATGCTGAACCGTAGCTCCTAAGTCTCTAAGTGCTTTAACTACTTTGGATTGATTATCGTCCACACGCTTATAAACCATTATTCTTGTCCTTTAGCTTTCGCTCTACTGCTGCTGCATATAAAACCCAGTCAGCACTTAGACAACCCCATTCTTCTGCAAGTTTCATATGTTCATTATCAGTAAGCCCTACCCATTTGCGCTGTGGTGGGGCGGTGTAGAGTTTGGTTCCAACAGGTAATGATTCCATCCAGTCTCGGTCTGCAATCGTATCCCAACCGCCTTCTTGCAATTCCCATACCGCCACCGACTCAGGTTCAGGTTGCGCTAGTGCTGCGCGCAATGCTTGAGCTGCGTCTACTGTGTAGCCTTTAACCATGTGCGGGTATTGTTTTGCGTGTGCTTCAAACGCATCCAGCGCCATCTGCATTACTTCGCGTGTAAGAGTAATCATTTTTTAATCACCTCGCATTTATAATCTTTGTCACCAACGTAGAACCCACCTTGACGCTGGCACTCGGTTGCTATTTCTTCGTGAGCAATTACCCATCCAAGCAACACACCGATCAAACAAGCAAATACAAGCTCCATTGCAAACCTATAGTTTTCTACTGTGTAAACGTCAGTAATCATTCCTGCCCCCTTTTGCGGATAGCTGCGGCAACATGACGTCCGTAAAAAGGTCGATCTTCCTCACTATCAAACCACTTCGCACACGCTTCGCGCTCTGCTTCTGCTACTAATTTTGCAAAATATGTAAGACTACCCATGCCACCTGTATGCAGATGACAGCGCGGTTCACATTTACACCTTTCCATTCCAGCTTGCTCTGCCATTCGGATAATGTCATCGTTATTCATAGCCATATTCCATCTTCTCCTCTTGATCCTTTAGACCATTGTTCCCTACAATCTTTCTCTAACAACTGAGCCGTTCTATCTCCGCGTTTATTGCGGACAATAGCGATATATTCAATGGCTTTGTTTCGATCAGCAGTACGCCACTTTAATATTTGCCTTACTTCGCAACGATGCCTATGTAATTCGCTGTTATCAGGCACTTAGGATTCTCCATGCTGTTGCTGCACACAATGGCACTTGTCCATTTCCAATGGCTTTAAGTCTGTCACCACATTTACCTGACCTTTCCAGAGTTTGTGCCAATTAACTTGATCTGGAGTAAGTACCTTTTTATCACCATCCTTGATTTCAAGCAACAAGTTTTTACCTTTAAATCCTACGATAATATCTGGACAACCTTTACCTACTGCGTGAAGATGCTGAACCGTAGCTCCTAAGTCTCGTAATGCTTTAACGACCTGAGTCTGGTTGTTGTCCACCTTCTTATAAACCATCTGAACCTCTTATACTAATTATTTCTGAACAACTAACAGCATTAGTTTCTGGATACCTATCTGCTAACCAATTACATAATTTCACACATTCCTCGCGCTCGGCTGCTGCGCTTTGTTCTTCAACTAAATTGCACAATGCATAAACAGCTTCGCCAACGATAACAATACCGTTCTCGCGCATTAGCTCATCTATTTGATCTTTAGTCATGCTGACCTCTTGCGCGGATAGCTAAGGCAATACCTTCAGCGGTATCGGAACTATTTACATCTTCTGCTACATCATATTCATCACATATCTTCGCACACGCCTCACGCTCTGCTGCTGCGACTAGGTCAACAAACTTCTCAAAATTTTGCCAATAAACGTCAGTTTTAGGTGGCGTGTTAACAACGACAAATTTAGCCTCACGCGCAATTCTAGCAATGTCATCTCTAGTCATAGCCATATTCCCTCGTCTCCTCTTGATCCTTTAGACCATTGATCTCTACAATCTTTCTCTAGCAACTGAGCCGTTCTATCTCCGCGCTTATTGCGGACAATAGACAGATATTCGATTGCTTTATTTCTATCTTGAGTACGCCACTTTAATACCTGCCTGACTTCAGACCTATGGCGATGCTGTTCTGAGTTATCAGGCACGAAACGCTCCACGGTTATCAAAGTCAATCGGCTGACCGCCTAACGTCTCTATGAACTGCTGAGAATTATGCTCAAAGTACATCCCATAAAACTCCTCAGCCTCACCGTTCCTTTGCTTTTGGCACATTAGAAACATATCAGGCTGCTTCTCGTCATAGTCCTCATTGTTCCTACGAGCGTTCTCCTTCTTTTTATTACGCCAGACTAGGAATACGTTATCCACCTGATCTGCAATGCTTCCTGACCCCTTTAAATCGGTCTTACCGGGCTGAATTTCCTCTGACTGCAATTTACGGATATGGTGAACCAGATGGATGTGTACGTTATGGTCACGAGCTAATGCACATAACTCGTCAACAAATTACTTTTGCTCGTTTAATGAGTCCTCAGCCACCACACACTTCATTAATGAGTCAATGAAGATATGTTTGATGCCTAACTCAACAGCGCAATACCTAGCCATTGCTATCGTTTTCTGTGGAGTCGTAGAACCCTGTTGGTCGTAAAGATACAGATTCTCGTCAATGAAATTAGTAAACCGTCCTAAAAGCCCACGAATGTAGCCTTCTTTGTCGTGAGTAAGCGGCATATTGATATTTTCACCAGCAAACTGCCTTAACATCCTGATAATGGTAGTTACAGGTTTCATTTCATAGGAGGCAATGCATACCTTTAAGTTTTGTTTAATCAAACCTAGTGCTATCTGACCCGTTACAAGGCTTTTACCGCCTCCGTTAGACCCTGCATATACTGTGACCTCACCTAACCTGAATTTAACGTCCTGATGCGTCTTAGGCCACGGCATAACGGCATCATCAGTCTTTTCTGGATCAACGTAATTCTGGTATATCTCGTCAAGCCAGCTAGTAGCTGATTTAACATTAGCCGATAAATCTGTATTTTTATAATACTTATCAAAATCAATATTCTCTGACTTGATGATTTGACGATCTTCATACAGTCGTTCCGCTATTGCAAAAATATTATCCGACATATTTAACTGCCTCCATTATCCTAGCCTGTGCTTTCTTCATTCTTCCTCTATCTTCTTCCGATAGTGGTAGTCCTTGTGCCATCGTATAAGCTGCTACGCTTACTACCCATGCCTCAAATTCAATAACGCGAAGCAAGTCTGTAGCATAATACTTTCTCTTAACTGGAGGCAAGTCTTTATTTGTGTCTGGAAATAAATCACCAATTTCCATTCCAATTGCGCCCATTATTTCCTGAACGCTACAGTTAGCAAAGCATTTCATTAGGATACGACCGTCATCTAATTCTCGTATCGCTAGTGATGGACTCTTATCTCCATGAGCAGGACAGCAAGCCGTATAAGCTCCGTTACGACCTTTAACTTTCTCTAGGCGGCTGAGTATGTTTTCTATCATTTCCACCCCACTAAAGTAGATGAAACTGGCTTAACATCTTTTTTAAACCAGTCTGCTTGAAATCCAGCCCATCCTCTATCACACATTGTTTCAAGAACTTTAGTAAATGGTATCCCAGCTTTTTCAGCTTCATTTCTTAATCGTTTAATTACTGATTCAGTAATAGGCGCTCTTTTAGTATTTCTTAACTTTTTAAAGTCTTTCCAAAGTTCTTCAGAAATATCATCAGGACGCTTTAGCGTATTCTTCTCTGTCTCTGTCTCTCTCTCTGTCTCTCTCTCTGGTCTAGCAACCTGCAAGCATGGTGCTAGCATAGTGCTAGCGTCTATGAAAAATCCATTATCAATCAATGGCTTAAGACCTTGCTCTACTTCTTTATTAGTAATTCGTAATCTAAATGACAACTCGTCAATGCTAGCGTCAAATTCACCATTTTTTGACTCAGAAGCAAGTAGCCAAAGTAATGGTGCTATCGCTTTGCTAGCAAGTGGCAAGCACATATATTCTTTATCGTTGAGTAATTCGCGATGTAACTTTATCCATGGTGGACAACGGTCGCGATAATGCTGGAAATTATTCCAGTTCTTTGGAATGAGTTTCATACGTGCCTCTCTCAATGGCAATTCTCACAATGGGGTGGGATCAGGCAGGACGGTGAGAAATCGTCTTTTCGAGAGCTACTCTAGCCAATCCCATTAACTATATAACAATACCTCGTTTACTGCAAGTCCTACAGATATTGCTTTTGACAAACTGTATAGCACTTCGCGTCTGCTTGCAAGCAGGACATTTCTGCATTGCAAAATTATAAATCGTTTTTACTTTGGTAACGGACGTTTGATTTACAGGTTTTAAAACTTCGTCTTTCAATTGGCTGACCTCTTGGGCTAATAGTAGGTGGGAATGTTTTAAGTGGCTTAAATGGTACAGCTTCTCTAGGAGGAACTAAGTTAGTAGGCTCTGTCTCTACTGGCTTATCTCTATAAACCGGAAAGAATACATTACCTATCTGCTTAATGCACTTGTACCTGACTAATTTCTTTAACTCGCTAGTGATATTCCACGGTTCAGCACATCCCATCATTCCATGCTTTTCTATTAACCTTTCGACAGTAATACCGCCAGATTTGTTAACAATTTCAATAAGTTCAGCTCTACGGCTACCTATTCTTGGAAGGTACATAAAATAATTTAAAAAAGTTGTTGACAGACAAGATTTATATGTTTTATAGTTTCCTTACTGCAATTACGCAGATTACTAGGAGAATACTATGAATACAAATAAATCAGCAACAGTTCGCACAGTTACTAAAGGTAGCCCATTCACCGAAACATACGACCTAGTTGTAGAAGTTTTAAAAGATGGTGAGTGGACATACTATCAAGGCTTTAACACGCTCTCTAACGATTACGCATACTCAGAAGCTCGTGCAGCAGAAAATCGCGCAAAGGCTGAACAATGAAAACTAATATGCATAATTGGGAAGTTGCAGAAATTGTTTATGCGCTAAGGCTATTAGCTGACAACTTAGACAAGAAGCCACGAACTACTCAGGAGCAAGAAATACTAGATATAGCGTATGAAGCCTTGCTAGTAGCTCCTAGAGAAATTCACGAACTTGTTAATATTTTAGAATCGAATGATAACTATGAATAAATTGCTCAACACTAACGATTTCTTTGCTCGTCACCCAATAATTTGTGGTGTAATAATGTTTCTTCTATATATTATTGCAGGATCAATATGACCGATGAAAAGAACATTTTGTATAAAAAGGACTACGTTACGGCTGCTAAGACGGACATTAGGAAAACTTTTGCTAAATTTAGAAAGGAGCAAAAACAGACTCAGAAAATATCAACTATTGAGAAAACACAACCTACCAATATTGTTCAGTATAAAAAATTCAGATAAATAGAAAGCTACTATGAATAACGACTATCAATTACAAGAGCAGCACGAGCAACAGCAATGGCACGTTTACAGCAAACTACAAAAAGCCAGAGTTCTACTACAAGAACTACCATTAAAAAAGTCAGGGTTTAACTCATTCGCAGGATTCAAATATTTTGAACTTGCAGACTTTCTACCGTCAATTAATACAATCTTTGACAGTCTAGGTCTATGCTCAGTATTTACGATTTGGGGTGATGAAGCTACCTTACGAATTTATGATTCAGAGTTTGGTGGAGTAATCCTATTCCGTAGCCCTATTGCTGATGCAGCTAGTGGTAAAGCACCTCCCATACAGGCTCTAGGTTCAATGCATACGTATCTACGTCGATACTTGTTTCTCAATGCGTTAGAGATTACAGAACACGATGCTGTGGACGCTACGATCAAGAAAGACGAGCCTAAGTCAGCCAAGCCGATTACTCATGATGTATTTGATAGCATGGACGCAAAGACTCAGGAACTAATCGAGGATATTGCTGCTGATGTTCGTATGCTATTGCAGAAAAACGATGTAGCAGGAGCTATTGAGTATATTAATCTTCAAGAACTAGATGCAGACTCTAAGACAGCATTTTGGAGTAGGTTAGATAGTAAAGAGCGTAGTGCAATTAAGAAATTTTCAACAGGGAAATAAATATGGAATACGATAATACTGATCGTGGTGTGTTGTACCGTAATGAAAATAAGACATCTGAGAATCATCCAGACTACTCAGGCAGTGTTAACGTAGCTGGCTCTGATTACTGGCTATCAGGCTGGCTTAAAGAGTCTAAGAAGGACGGTAAGAAGTTCTTTAGTCTATCGGTACGCCCTAAAGGTGACGCTAAACCAACAGCCAAACAAGCTAAATCGGCTGAACCTGATGATTTTGACCAATCTATCCCTTTTTGAGAGAAAACTATGATAGCAAATATATTAACTCCATTGCAGACAATGATGCTTCGTGAGGCTGCAAAATCTAATGAAGATGATCGTTCAAAGCGGATTAATGAAGTAATAGAATTAATCAAACGCCAGAGTCCTAGTAAGTTCTTTTACGACGATGATCCTGCATTGCGTAATCGCATATTTTTTGATGAGCCTAAAAACTTGCATCCATCAGAATACGGTGGATATAAAGTTCAATATGTCAGCAAAGTAAATAATAAGGTTTGATCTCGCAGCCACACTCCTCCGTGGCTTTAACAGGGGTTTCGACCCCTGTCTTTTTATTCTGGAGTAATGATGAAATTGTTAGACACCGTTAAAGAGCGTTACAGCATTAAGAATGATGCAGAACTTAGCCGTACTTTAGACGTACCACCACCTACGATAAGCAAGATTAGGAGTGGTCGAGTCAACGTATCAGCAGACATGATTCTAAGAATCCATGAGTGTTTAGGTATGCCAGTAGCAGACATCAGAGCATTGTTATGAAAGTGTTAACGTACGTAATAGCGTTTATAGCGGCTATATGGCTGTTTTCTAGCTTGACTACTGATAAGGTACAGGCAGCCTATAAAAAAGGCTACAGAGACGGTTTTAACGCGTTTACGGTGGATTCTCAATGTACTGCATGGCTAATGAACTCTAATCTTAAAGAAGCCAAAGAAAGAATATGTAAATGACAACTAAATTCTGTACTAATTGTCAGTCGCAAAGGGAAGTTGAAGGTGGAGTATTCCGGAAAAGCCGGACAACTGGTCGATGGATGTGCAAACCATGCTTTGAACGTAAGACCGAAAGCATTTACATGAATCGTTCAGGCAAAGTTGCTGATGTGAAAACTATAATGTCAAAACTATATCAAAAGGCTGCAATATGACAAATGAAGATAAATTCTTTGAGTGGTGGAATGGCGATGAAATGGCTGACGATCTTGACGTTGTAAAACATACGCCACTTTATTGGGCTATGCAGGGATGGGAAGCTGCATTACGCGAAATGAATAAAGAAGCTGAAAAGAATGGTGAGGAGTTATGAGCGACTATGACATACACAGTTGCGGATACTACTGCGACCGACACGCTTGCATCGTAGCGCAGCGCAATGAGCTAAGAGATAAGTTATTTGAAGGTCAAGCGGTAAAGACGTATTCAGGTGGTAAGCCGAACTATACGCAGCCTGAAGCAAGAACAGGCGATTGTTTATTAACGAAGGTTTGTGCAGCCGAAGGGCATGCTATTCAAAAGCAGCGCGAATGGATTGGGCTAACGGATGATGAGAAAGAAGATATGTTGAAAGGCTCAAAAAATGCTTATGACGCTGTTGAACGAATTGAAGCCAAATTAAAAGAAAAAAATGCCTAAGAAAAAGATAGATTATGACTGGCAAGCCATAATTGACGGTAATCGTATAGGTATTGCTAAGGTATTTGAGAGCATCCGTAATGGTGAAGTGGACGAGCTAGAGCTAGAGAAGCTACATAACTTCGTGCAGTTCTCACTAGCGTTAATGCAACTATCTGGCTCTACTAAGTGGGCACAAGCAAAGATGAACGCTGAGATGATGAACTATTTAAAACCGCATGACTGAAATGATTATACAAATTTCGGACAATAATTAACCAAAATCCACACGAACGAAAGGTAAGTAAATGAGTTGGAACATAATAGAAATGGACGTAATACGATGGTCTGAAGAACGAGGGATCATACCGAATAGCACTTCTATCGCGCAGTATCGTAAAGCTCAAGAGGAGATGCATGAACTACACACAGCTCTTATCAACAGAGACAGGACAGGCATTATTGATGGACTTGGTGACGTTCTTGTATGTCTTATTAATGTTGCTGCTCTTGAGAACGTCGATCTAACTCATTGCTTACAAGCTGCTTACAATGAGATTAAAGACCGTAAAGGACACATGAACGCAGGAGGTATCTTCGTTAAGGAACCTCAATCACCTGACCTCTAAAGTACACCAAGCCTTCGGAGATGACTTCACATAGCTCCGGAGGCATCAACTTACCATTCCAGAACGTCAGCACAGCAAATCCACTACGCCAGTTCTTAGGGTTATCTTCGGCATACTCAAATGCAGGGTCATCTAGGTTAGCCATAGTGCCTGTATCTACACCGTATCTACTTCCATTGTAATCAGTCCACGGAGTGACTTTAAGACTGTGTAAATGACCAGTTACTACGGATGTCCCAGCCTTCAACGTATTGTTATAGACCGCATGAATGCCATTATGATACCGATGCTTAATCATCGTATGATCGTTGACCATAATTGACGTAGAGAACTTCCAACGTGGGAAATGATCCGTTAGATTCATTCCATGCACACCTTCAAACGCAGTACCAGCCTGAGCCGCTAAACGAGTGTTAAAGCGTAAATCGTGATTGCCCCATGTAAAGTGCAACTTAGCACTTTTAGAAGCATTCTCAATCTCACCTAGACGGTCTGAACACGCTTCTAGCTCCTGCTTTACTGTTGGTAACTTTTGCCAGCCAATAGGATCATGTCGGCTGATTGATGCGCCGTCGAACGCATCTCCATTAATTACGATCATCTTCGGCTTTAATTCAGGTATTAGCTTAACGAAAGCCTTATGAGCCGTTGATATAATTCCCGGATAATAATGGCAGTCTGAAGCTACCATAATTACACCATCATCTATTTCTACTTTAGCCCTAATGCCATTGCCGGGCATTGTTACGTTAAAGGTAGGACTACGAACATCTGATGCGACTAATGTAATGCTATATCTTTCTTGAATTGCTTTACGTCTTG